TATTGATTTGTTTAGAGATTACGATTCAATGGATATGGATCCGATATTATCATCTGCATTGGATATATACGCAGATGAGTGTACTTCTAAAAACGAACAATACAATATACTTAAAATACACCATCCTGATGATAATGTCAAACAGATATTGGAAAATCTATTTTATGATATATTAAATATAGAATTCAATCTTTGGCCCTGGACTCGTAACTTAGTTAAATATGGTGACTTCTTCTTACAGTTAGAAATGGCTGAAAACCTTGGTATAATAAATGTTATACCAATGTCTGTATATGAGACAGGTAGAATTGAAGGATTTGATGAACGAAATCCTCAAAGAGTTAAATTCGTATATTCCCCATATATGAATCCAAATAGCGGATATTCACCAGCATCCGCTGGAAATAAAAAAGAATATGAAAACTATGAGGTTGCACACTTTAGATTAAATTCGGATTCAAATTTTTTACCGTATGGTAAATCAATGCTTGAAGGAGCTAGACGTGTTTGGAAGCAGTTATCACTTATGGAAGATGCGATGTTAATCCACCGTGTCATGCGTGCACCTGAAAAAAGAATATTTAAAATCGATGTTGGTAATATACCGCCAAACGAAGTTGATAACTATATGCAAAAAATTATTAATTCCTCAAAAAAAGTTCCATTCATTGATGATAGAACGGGGGATTATAATTTAAAATATAATATGCAAAATCTCATTGAAGATTATTATTTGCCAGTGCGTGGTAGTGATAATGGAACTTCGATAGAACCATTGCCTGGTATGGAATATGATATGACTGCGGATTTAAATTACTTAAAGGGTAAGTTAATGGCATCCCTCAAAATTCCAAAAGCATTTTTAGGATATGAGGAAGATGTTAGCGGAAAGGCAACATTAGCCGCACAAGATATTCGTTTCGCAAAAACAATCGAACGTATTCAGAGAGTATTGATTTCGGAGCTAACAAAGATAGCAATAGTTCACTTATATGCACAGGGTATAGAGGATGATGCATTAGTTGATTTTACTCTCGAATTAACTGCTCCATCTAAAATATATGAGCAAGAAAAAGTAGAACTGTATACATCTAAAATGCAATTAATACAAGCAATGCAAGAAACGAAAATGTTTTCAAAGCAATGGATGTATGAATCTATTATGGGAATGGCGCAAGATGAGCAGGATACACAAACACTTGCTATATTGGAAGATACTAAACAGGCATTCAGATTGGCATCGATAGAAACTAACGGAGTTGATCCAGCTAAAGAGAGCGGAACAAGCGATACCACTAATGTTGAGGAAGAACTGAATAAAATTAAGAATGAATTAGACCAGGAAGGTAAAGCTGGAAGACCCAAAGATCCAGTTAGATATGGAAAAGATGATCATCCATTAGGAAGAGACCCATTTGGGGTAAAAACAAATAAACAGACTGATACAAATGTAAAATATAAACCGAGAAAACATTCATATTTAGAGGTATTTAAGGATATGGATGGTAACAAAAAGACTATATTAGCAGAAGATATTGATAAATTTTAATATTCTTAAATAAATGTATATTTATATAAAAATAAAAAAGAAATTATAGCAATTGATGAAAAATATTAAACATTCTAAGTTTAAAAATACAGGATTCATTTTTGAATTGCTGGTAAGACAGATTACATCGGAAATCATGTCTGGAAAAAGCAACTCAGTTGCTGAGAAAATATTGAAAGAATTCTTTTCACCTAAAAAAGAATTAGCCAAAGAATTGAAATTATACCAATACTTAACCAAAGAGAAGTATAATTCGGAATCTAAAGCTGAAAAGTTCGTTGAAACGATATGTGAAGCTCGTAAAAGACTTGACGAACAAAAGATTACTAAGGAAAAATATAATTTGATTAAACGGATAAAGGAATCATATAATTTGGATGAGTTTACAAAATCATCTATTTCAAATTATAAATCATTAGCATCCATATATAAATTATTTGAGGCTACTATATCAACTGAAGCATATGAGCCAAGGGATATTTTTAACTCAAAATTCACTATAATTGAGAATATAACAAATTCATCAATTCAGAATAAAGATAAACCGACAACTGATAGGGTATTGGATGAATACAAAAATCAAGATGAATCGATTAGAATACTATCTTATAAATTATTAGTAGAGAACTTTAATAAAAAATATAGTAATTTATCCATAGGACAGAGAAAATTACTTAAAGAGTATATTAATAATATTAATAATACAGGAAAATTAAAAGAGTATGTTGATACGGAAGTAAATACGTTATCAGAAGGTTTGAAGCAAATCGAAGTCGATATCACAGATAAAGTTACAAAAATAAAACTAGCGGAAACTATCTCTAATATTAAGAAAATAAAATCCGTTAAGAAATTGAGAGAATCACATTTATCCGCTTTGATGATGAGCTATGAATTACTAAAAGAATTAAAAAATACTTTAAATAAATAAAAAAATGGTAAATTATAGAGCATATAAAGTAGATGTAGTTAGCGGTTCAACTGCATTGGGAGATAAATCAGCATATCCAAGAGCATGGGGTATTATGAAAGGTGAATTTAATGTTAGTGGAAGTTTGACATTAGAAGGTGGAGGAAACATTAATTTGGTTTCATTGGATAATCATCAAGTATTCCCTTGCTATCCGAGATTTTTAACAATTACGACAGGTTCGTTATATATATTATCATAAACTAATCCGAAATGCCAGCACAATCAAAAGCACAGCAGAGATTTATGGGAATGGTACATGCTACCCAAAAAGGTGATATGGAAAATCCATCTAAAGATGTTGAAACCGTTGCCAAATCAATATCCAAAAAAGATGCTAAAGATTTCGCATCAACCCCACATAAAGGACTTCCTGACAATATAAAAGAAATGATATTATCAGAATTACGTTCAATTGGGATTATCCAAAAAGAGTATTTTTCAGTAGTAGATGATATTAAAAAAACATTATCAGCATATAAAGATAATAAAGGAACTGATAAAGAAAAACAAATTGTCAGTAAACTGAAACTATTGAACGATAAAAAGAAAAAACTATCAGATGAAATGGATGGTAAGGTTAGTAGTATGTATAAGGATGCTGAATTAAAAGTCGATGAAGCCAGTACAACTGCAAGTGCGGATGGTTACGCAACACCATATGCATTTTCAAAACCAGGCCAAACTAAAAATAAAAACAATAAATTAGCTAGAGTAAGTGGTGGAACGGTGGTGGATGATTTAGAGGAATCCGTAAACGAAGATCAAAGTTGGAAAAGATTGCTAGACCCTTATAATTGGTTTAAGAGTAAAGATATTTTCCAAAACCGATTTAAAAATGTACCATCTTCAATTGTTCAAGAATTAATAAAACTAACTAAGAAAAACGGAGATGATGTTGAAGTTGTTGGAAAAAACGTATGGGGATTTAGTGATAAAAGTGCTAAGGATAATCAAGCGTTATGGCAGTATTCAGATGGACATTTATACTATACAAATCCAAAGCATAAATCTACATATGATAGTATTATACCAAAGTTGGTTAACTCCAAAAACGAATCCGTAAATGAAAATCGTTGGATAGATATTAAGAATGAAGATTCGCCCGCAACCACCAAAGTAAACAAAGGGATATCCAACATAAATAAACAACTTGCTGAAATTGAAAAGTTTTTAGGTTGGTATGGTAAATTAAAATCTGAAAATGGATTGGGTAATGAAGATTTATGGAAAAGAACAAATTCCCATATTTATTCAATAAAAGAAAGATTATTAAATTTAGAAAGAAAACTCAGAAAAATATCAGAATAATATGAAACTATCACAATTAAAGGAATTTATTAAAACAGTTGTAAAAGAGGAACAGGACTACGAAGAATTATTCCAAAGTATGTTGGCCAAAACAGGAAAGAATATACCTGATATGTCTGATGATGAAAAGAAGAAATTTTTCAACGATGTAGATGATTCTTACAAAGCAAAATCGGAATCGGTAAACGAATCAGATATGGATGCTAAGTTACCGAAAGACCTGTTAATCCAAGTTGTTGAGGCTTTGATTATACAGGTAATTACACAGGCTTCTACACGAAAAATAAATATACCCGCTTCAGATATCGAATCATTGAGAAACAATCTTAAAAAGGAAATCAATTCTGGCAAAATTACCACCGTTGGGCAAATTATGAAAACGATTCAAAGGTTACATCCAATGAGGGAATCAGTAAGAAAAGGAGCGGTAAAGGAAGCCGCATTCCGTACCTTGTTCACTCATCCTATTTGGAAAAAGGCCGGAGTGAATTATGTAGATAGTAATTTCGTAAACGATTGTAAGAATAAAATACCACTTTCAGACCTTGTTCATCTTGGTATGGGCGACTTCATGCTGAAGACACCCCATGGCAATATTTCATTCGACAGAGTTAGTTACCAATTTGATGGAATGAGTGGCAGGGCTCATAAAATGACAGGAAATAAGGAATTGATGGATATGTTGATTAAGAAAATGCGGGCTCAAGTAGTTCATTCGGAATCAGTAAACAAATCAATTAAAACCTCAATCAATGAGTGGTCTTCGAATGATGTATTAGCTTTATTAGGAGGAAAACGGTTTCTTGCAACAAGTGGTGCATACGCTATGTCGGGAAATGTAGCACAAAAAACAGCTAAGTTTAATTTTAAAACCCCAGGAAAAAACGGAATTAATAAT